ACTTGCTTCATTTGACCCATGTATATGATTATGTACAATAGCAAATATATTTGCTTCTTTCATTATCTTTATATAATCTTTTGGGTCTAGTATAAAATCATCGTTTTCGTCTGCAAGATTTGTACAAGGGTACCACTTTTTCTTACCCTTTACTATTCCTATAATTCCACAACCTTCTTTTGGGTAGCACTCTTCAAAATGCTGTCTTATTTCATCTATCACCTAAACTTCCTCGATCCAGGGAAGGCACCAAATGGCAGTGGTATAGTAGTATTTTTTGTTACTTTGGGGCTTGAGTTACTACCAGTAAAATTATTCCTAGGCAAATATTGAAATCTACACTTACAAGAAGAGAACTTTTTACCGCACATGTCTCCACGAGTCCAATAAGTACTTTCTTCAGGAGTTACATTGTTGCTAGCTTTTAAAGCTTTCCAAACTGTAGTTTGACTCCCATTATTATATTCTACATAGTCATCTACAGCAAATGCATTATTTGCAGGGGTTACAGTATCCCAAGTTTTGTATAAATAGATTGTGTCCCACTTTCCTGAGTTTTCTTCAAAAGTAGTACCAGAAGTATGTGTAGTATTACAACGATAATAATCAGTGCCATTTTTTACATAATCATTTTCAGCATAATAAGTAGAAGCTGCCCAAGAAAGATAAGCATATCGAGTCCAGTAGCCATTGGTACTGTAATCCGTATTGAAGCCTGTGCTTGATGAGCTTGAAGTATGGTCTTGAATCGCTACCCATACTACGTTATTCCTTCTGATTAAATCCCCTATTAAATAGGCATGGGAAGTCTGCCATGCAGTAGTTGTAGTAAAAATAACTTCAGGAATAATAGGCTCGTCTTTGGAGGTAAAATAAGCCTTATGGTTTTCAGTATCAGAAATAGATACTCCTAGTTCAATTAGGCTATTTTTACTCCATACACACCCACCCCTTGAATTTAAATCTTGCCCTTGATACTCCCAAGAACAATACTTACCAAGAACACTTCTATTCGGTAATTGAATACCAGATAAATCAAACGGAGCAGCCAATTCAAAAGTTACAGCAGTAGCATTTTCTCCAGATACCCTATCAACTATGTACTTTTGAATCGGAAACTCTATTGGAGGCTGTACAGAATCGTAAGCTCCAGCACTTCCATCAGGCTGATATAAATATTTTTTTAGCGTAGTTCTTTTAACAATAGGCTGACCAATTAAATCTTCGTTACTAAAATTCGTCCCTAAGTCTTCTGAAAAAGCAGAAGTTACATTTGCAACCGTTAAAGTAGGGCGATTTTGAGCTCCATCAGAGTTAAATTCCACTCCACTCATATCTATAGGGAAAGGCTCGTAAGTTTGAACATTGAAACTGCCTGTTCTTTCTCTAAAATAAATGTAGCCGTCGGCAGCATCTGTTTCAAAACCAGGATGAAAATATAAAACTGTACCATTTGGTAATGTGAGCTCAAATAAGTGTACAAGCTCACTTCCTGGGTCTATTTTTTGTACTACTTCAATTAAATCTGTCACGGTTCATATACTCGTCTAAAAGTTGCAGTAGCTGAAGGAAATCCATCGTTCGTATAAGTTTGTGCATAAGTATCACAAACTACTTTAATAGTTGTCTCTCCTCCAACCACATTATCGTCTGGAACAGTAAAATTAAAAGAGGTTACTCCTCCAAGAGAAGCTAAATATCCAATAATATCATCAATTTCTTCTGCAGTACGATTGTTAAAACTTACATTAAAAGTTTCTTGAATTGGGTTTAGCCCATCTGCTATTCTTTGTTCATACCCATCTCCAAATTTAGCAATACGAACGCGAGGTTGAAACTGACGCGCAAGCCCTTTATCGGGGCGAACCTCCCTAGGTCCATAAGCTGATGAAGTTGTAAATCCAATTGCCATTATGCTACTCCATACGGATTCAGTATTCCGCCTGAACGTTTCTGATTTTGAAGCTCTTGCTGAACTGCTTTTGCAATAATATTTCCAAGATTTCCTGCCTGTGCTGAATCCTGCTGCATATTTGAAGAGGCATTTCCATTTCCATCAATAGACACATTTACAGTAACGTTATTTTGCTGGCCAGCACCTTTCATGTCTACAGGAATAGACTTGCCATTAGGTAAAGGAACTATAGCTTCATTGTGCTTGCCCTCTCCTACCAATCCAAGTGTCGGCCTATTAACAATTCCACCGGTTGCATAAGGAGTTATGCCTTTCTTAATTATTCCACCGTCTGCGAAAGGAAGCAGTCCCCTTAAAAATCCAAGAACTCCTCCCACTCTTGTTCTAGATGATCCAGAGGTAACTTGCCCTGTAATTAGGGAAGTTGCAGAGGTAGTAGCTATCATAGGCTTACCTAAAATTGCATTGGAAATATTGGTGGCTACTTGCTGCCCGGCTGCAAGAAAAGAGGAAGCAATAATTTCTCCCTGCTTCATGGCTACTTGTAAGGGGCTGGTTCCCATTATCATATTTGTAAGCTGTTTTGCCATAGTATCAGCTACAGCATTGAGCATACCTTTTGCAATATTTAGCATAGCATCTTTTATACTACTTTCTTCACCTTTAATAAGAGCTGCAATACTTGTTTGTAATCCTGACTCTAAAGCCTGATTTGCGGCATCAAAAATTTGCATACGAAGGTCAAGCTGCCTTTTAAGCTCTTCACTTTGAGCGGTAAGTATATCTAATTCCGCTTGATTGTTTTCTAAGGCTCTTCTACCTGCCTCTATATTTTCTCCCGCAAGGAGTTTTATATTATTTTGATTCTCTATTTCTGCGCGTTTCCTTAAAAGCTCAGTCCTTTCTAATTCTTTATCTCTTAATTGATTGGTGGTTTGTAATAATTCTTTCTGATTATTTGTCAACCCTATCATGGCACTAGTATCAGTTGCTTTATTAATTTGCTTTTGCAGGGCGTATTCATGCTCGGCATTTGCTAGCTCTAATAAAGCTACTTTTTGTGCCTTGATAGTGTCGAGCCTTTTTTGCTCTGATTCAGTTAAACTATCTAAGTCACTTGCAACTATATTAATTGCTGTAGCTTCTTGATTTAATAAGTCTATGGCCCTATCGTACTCTGTAGCTGGCAAGTACTTATTGAATAAATCTTTTACAGTATTTGTATTTTCTGTCTGCTGTTTTTGAAGTTGCGCATAAGTTTGTGTTAATTCTGCAACTCCACTTTTTTCTTTTAGAATTTGTGGAATTAGTTCTTGTTTTCCGGTTTTTAAATATTCTTCTACTTTGCTAATATATGCACTAAATACTTTTGAATTTTTTGCTCTAGTATCTGTTGAAGCTTTGAAAGCCTCTACTTCATTTTTAAAATACGCTAAAGATACTTTTTGTGCGTCTGTACCCTCTCTTTGAATATAATCTTGAAAAGAAGGGGCAGCTAAAGGAGACATCCCTGCTCTAGTACGCCGGGTATTATTTCTACCTCTTCTTAGGTTTGTTCGAGTAGACTTATCTACCGCTATATTATAAAGTTCTTGGGCCTGAGCAAGACCTTCTAAGGCCATTTTTGCTTCAGCTATACCTAATGATCCTATTCTCTGTCCGAAGGCTGCGAGATATTGAGTACTTCTTTGTGTATTTTCTCCAAGAATATTTTGGATTTCCGCGAATCCCTTAAATTCGTCTGTTAAAGAAGTCATTCTATCAGCCAATTTTTTTGATGCTGCTTCAGCCTCTGTTAAGGGTTTTGCAGGGAAAAACTTGTCCCAAACTATTTTACCAAGAGTATAAATAGTGGAAATTATCATCAGCCAAAAAAAGGCTTTATTTATCGCTTCGCCCGCAGCTACAGCTGCCTTAGACATTGATGCCATAGCTCCAGACCACAAAAGTTTCATTCTTGTAGTAAGTATTTGCCATCTAGAACCAATTTTTTCAGCAGTTATTCCACTAGAGCCTTCAAGGTTTTTATTGGCGGCAATCATCGTATCAATCATTCGTATCCATTGTGTCTTGACTCCCGCTGTCATAGCCGCAAATTCACCTTGAGTCCTATTCAAAGCAGCTTTCATTCCTGATAACTGTCGATTATTTAGGGAAGCTCCTTGCCCTTTTTGAAGTAAATCGAAGGCTCCTCCAGCTCTAAAACTCATTCCTCCCATTTGTGATTGCATTTGCGAAACTGTTTCTGCTTTCAATTGTGCATTTGTTTTTACAGCTTGAGCTCCTAAACTTTTTAATTCTTTTTTTGCTGCTGCAAAAGCTCTTAATTGCTTAAATTTAGAAGCCTCTGCTGCTTCTCCCATTTGTCCAAACGCGGGAATCATCTGTGTAAGAATACTTTTTGCAAATATTCCAAAAAATGCTATGCCAGCTAAGGGGGTATCTGTGAATACTTTGGCGATAGGCCCGAATAAGAATACGGCTACCTCTTTTAGTTTATTTAAGATATTATCAAAAGCAACACCTAATTTAGCGAATTGATTTCCACTATTACCGATAATTTCAGATATTCTTCCAAATTTATCTTCTGCTTGTGCTAAAACTTCATTTGCTACTGCCTGTGATTTTTCAAAAGGAGTTAGGTCTTTTGCGGCCTTACCTATAGCTCTACCATAATTTTCAGCAGCCGTATCTAGACGAAGAATAATGCCTAATTCATCTAATAATTCTGGCTCTGCTTTTGTAACACCGCGAACAAGCCTATTTAAAGAGTCTGTTACATCTCTTCCAAGAACAAAAGAGGCATCCTTTGCGGCTTTACCTAAACGAGTTAATTGGTCTGAGGAAAGCCCCGAAGCTACTCCAATTGCGGCAGACTGAGAAGCGGTTTGAAAGTCTATTTGAGCATCTGTAGCTTCTATAAGGTCTTTACTAAGAGTACGAAGAGCTACACCTGTTCCTGCAGCATAAGCGAGCTGTCCCTTTTTAAGGTTCTCTAAAGTACCTGCACTTTTTAAGAAATTAAATGCTGCACTTACGGCAAATATTTGAGCAGCTAATATAGCGTATGCCTGTACAAGGCCTCCACTGCCAGAGAGCCCTTGTGCCATCTTTGCAAAGTTTTTAGTGGAATTTGAAGACTGTTGCCCTACGCCTTTTATAGCTCTATCGGCGCTTTGGGCACCCTTTGCGGTTTTATCTAAACCTTCTCCAGCTTGCTTTGACTCAACAGCAACTTTTTTAATGCCTTTGCCCTTCGCTTCTACGTCTATAGTAACTTTATTTTTCTTTGCCATTATCTTTGCACACTGTTGGGAGTAAGATTACTTCCTCTTTTAGCTTTTTGCTCTTCTTTTTTACGTCTTTGTTCTGCCTCTTCTGCTCTTTGCTTCATTACTTCTCGTTCGTAGAGCTTCATAAAATATAATGTTTGTCTTGGGTCTTCTATTTCATATGTTTCAAACAGAAAACTAGCAGATGACCAGTCTTTACCCATATAAGTGCCAGACATTCCCTCCCACACATCTGATAATAAATCAAACATAAAAAATGCCACTTGTACCTCACTTGGAAAATCCGAGTAAGTAAGCGGCATCTTTTGAGGGTTTGGTTCTTCGCCTAGCTGCTCACAAATACGTAAATACTGCTCTAAAGTGAAGTCAGAGCTTTGCTCTTTTACGTATCGTGCAAGTAGCTTCTGTATTTCGGCTACTTGCGACCAGTAAAATTTTCTAGGTCACCAACCGTTTCAGTTACCCAAGTGTCGAAGCCATTTGAGTTTTTCATCAAAAGCTCTGCGTTGTCCTGAGTATAGGGCAGTTCATCGTCGGGGTCGAACTGTGAAACATCCACCAAAAGAAACTCTTCTAGGTAGCTGAATTTCAAGCCCTTCCAGCCTTTAATTACTGCCTCAGTGTAATATGTAAGAAATTTTTCATCATCTAAAATTTCTTCCGGAGTATGAGTTTTTCTATTAAACTTTGTTGACAAGCACTTTTTACGTAACTTAATCAGCTCTTCCCTTGCAAGATAACACAAATCTACTTTAAAACCTTTGTAGCCTGGAAAGTCTATTGTTACTGTTTTACTAGGAGTCATTAGACTCGCCAAAGAAATAGGGGTATCACTCATATATAAATCCTTATTATTATTTTCTAGTAAAGAGGGGAGGTTTTACCCTCCCCACTTCAATTTTCATACTATATAGTATAATTCAAAACACCAAGAATGTCAAGAATTATTTTTTTCTACCTTATGCGCCCTTGTATGTCAGAGTTGCATCATCAGTCGAATTAATATCAGTAGGAAGCGCCTGGAAGGTACTTTCTACAGTAATTACATCTTCGATACTGTGAGTAGGAATTTCAACATGGCAGTTGGCCATAGCTACTTCCAAATTGGGAGTATTAGCTGCAGAACCACCAATCTTGAAGGTTAAGGCTATATCATTAGTTATCGTATTATAGATGGCTTTTACATCTTCAAAGAAGTTTGAAGAGTAAGTATCGTTAGATACACTATCGTCCCTATTCAGGTAACAAGTAAAGCTTCCAGAAACACTACGTGTACCAGTTACATGTCCAATAGGAACATTTACTACTCCCAGCTCTTCTGGAGTAATGTAAGTAATATTATTAGACATTGTAATATTACCTCCAGTCAAAGTCATTGAGTAGCTGCTTTCCAAGCCTGTCTGGCCTGAACCATCAACTACAAGAGTGGAAAGACGGTTACGAATAAAGTTATCTGTAGCATTTGTAGCTTCGTAAATCAGAGGAGTAGAAGCTTCAGAACCTGAAGTTAGATCTGTAATAACCCTCAAACGATAGTTATCGTTTGAATCCAACCAAATGTCATCAATTACAACATTATCTACTCCATCATTAGTGACATCCGTAGCAGTAGGCTGATCATCACTTTCAATAGTAGAAGGCCACATATCAACAATTTCGGAGCCCATACCAGACCAGTTAATTGTTGCAATACCGTCAATTTCAAAGTCAATAGAAGCTTCATTTACTGCCGCTTCTGAGATTTTGTAAACCTGTCGGTTTGAAGAGCCGAGAACAAAGTAAAGGTTACAAGTGCCCAGGCTGCTAACATTAGACTCACTAAAGTCAATGTTAAGGTCACTAGTGTCTGTTACAGTTGTAGTACCTCCACCACTTCGAGAAAATGCACCAGAGCTATAAGTATTTGCGCCAGCCCAAAGAGCCCAAAGAACTTCTTCTACTGCGTGATGATTTGCTGCGGAGTCAGCCGCGCCCAGTCCTGAACCAGCTGAAATGAAAGGCCGTACATAAGTAGAAAAAGACCATTCTACAGGTGCCAAAGAATCATTAAAAGCTCTACGGCCTCTACGGCTAACTCCTGTGGAACTCTCCATTTCTGAAAGTGTTATTTCTGTGGAATTAGTAGACTGGGTGAAACTGAATCCATCCAGAACAGGGATCTCCCACACAGTGCCATTAAACTCAATAAAAAGTTTCGAGTCTCTAGCAAAATATAAATGTTGTGCCATAGTTATCTCCTATGAATTGTCTTGAAAAGACTAGGACTTGAACGTTTGTTCGTGCCAGTATTTTCTAGTATCGAACCTCTACGACGACTTCTCCTACGCCTAAAGGCTCTAGTACACCTTCATCAGTATCTATACTAATAATGGTAATTTGGTGCGTATACTGCACTGCGCCTCTTCTATCTATGTACCTTAACCTTGAATTTTCTTCTAAAGCAGTTTCTACATCTTCTAAAAGGGCATCTAGTGCACTTACCGCGTCTTCTTCATTCACATAACACCGTATTGTTATGTTTAAAAATCTGTCTTTATAGCCACCGCCTTGATAAGTTCTAGTTTCTCCGGAAGCATTTAAATGAATTGCAGGAAATACTTCTATTTCATCCCAGAACTTAAGACGAGGGCTGACCTCATCTCCTATATCTGTAAGGTACTCTCCAGTACCATTAATTCCTTTTAGTGCGTCTACTAAGGCATTCGTGATTGACTGTCTACGCGTAGTATAATCTCTTTCTGCCATTAGGTTCTCCTAGTATAAAACCTTCCGATCGCCATTTCTGCGGCTATTTCTCGTATTGAGCGATCAATTAGTCCTCTTGGGTCTCTATCTGTACTAGCCCAAGGACTTCTTCCAGCGCCTATTTCGAATACTTGATATGGGTATTTCATATAAGTGTAGCCTATACTGGGGTACCCCTTTGCAGTAGCAGAAATATCTGTAACTCTTACACTATCTGCAAATCTTCCAGTTACATTCTCAAGGCCTGGAGGTCCCATATTTTTTCTAACTGTATCAGGCAGCTTTTGGTTAATTATAGTAGCTAGACCAAACATACTTTTAGCTGAGGAGCTTTTTCTTGTTTTTCTTGGTCTTGCCCCTTTAAGAGCTGCTGAAGTAATACCTCCTGAAGTCGAAACTTTAGTTACTACTTTATTAGTAGAACTATCCCTACCTTTTCCCTTACCCTTGCTATTTTCTCTTTTCTTGTGCCTTCCTGAAACTTTTTTATTTTTTCTTTTAGTAGACGCCAGGTTTTCTAATGTTACTGAAGATAGTGCCTCTATTAGTGTAAGTGACCCTCTGCGGTTTTCTATATTTTTTAGTTGATCTTCTACAGCAGTTATCATGGCTTGCTCAAGACTTTTTTGTTGTTGATTAATCCAAGCCTCTTGCAAAGTAACAACAACTATATAATCTTTTTTTAACTTACCGCTTGTATCTAGTACTTGAGCATGGTTTACATGTAATTCCAAGTTTCTCCTGTGAGTATTTATTATATTTTTTAATTCTGTTATTTCTTTAATATTCTTGCCCGAAGAAAGGCTGTCTAAAGTAGCTTCTATATTTAAAAGTCTTATGCTTGAGGCGGCAACTCCGCCAGTACTAGAGTCTGCATGCCCCCACTGACCTCCAAATTTTTTCCCTTCTTTATTCGCAGCACCTATACCTCCTAGCTTTCCTATGGAGGGGTCGTTCTCATTTTTACCAAGTTCTTTTGCTACTAAAGCTTTAAGGTTTGCGTTAATTTGTTTTGTTTGGTCAAATGTAGAAATAAGTATTGCATATTGATTTGCTTTTGTGTTAAAATTATCTCTAAGTGCTTCCGCAGACCTTAACTTATCTATAGCTTCCTGCTGCGCTTGGGGAAGACTAGTATTGTTAGATATCTTAACTACTCTGCCTAGTTTTGAACTAGCGTTACTATATTGTGCTTGTTCTACCTGCTCTAAAGCAATTTTATAACTATTCCATAACTTATCTAATACTGTTTTATTATTTGTTAATTCTGGAAAAGTATTGCTTAGTATACTTTCAAAAACTTCTTTTTTTACTACTAAGACTTGAATTTGAAGCCTTAGTACATCTTTTCTAGCTTGAGCATCATCTCCAGCTTTCTTTGGACCAGTAACTTTCCATGAGTTTATTATATCATCTGCTATCTCATCTAATGCTTTATTACTCATTAGAAATTCTTATATAAATCCAGCACACGTTTTATATGGTCTGGAAATGCTACACTATCTCGAATACTAGTAGTGGAGGCATTTTGACGAGTTGCTCCACCAAGAGTCTGACGTTCTTTATGTTCGTCTTTAAGATAGTATGTGATTAAGTCATGTACTGCAAGTTTTAAGTCTTCAGGAGTAGAGGCGTACCCTGCAGTATATACCACTTTTACAGCTGCCGGGCCTTGTGCCCAGTTCGAATACCCCGTGCCACCATTTGTTCTCAGCAGAGAATCTGTAGCGCTATCTAAGTAATATTCATAATTATTTGTTGTAAGCGTAACATAGTTAGAGCTATAAGAAGCCCTTTCTTCTACAGAAGTAATTGAGTTCACAGGACTTTCAGTTAATTGAATAATATGGGTATTCCAAGTTACATTTAAGTATTCTGTTTTTTCTGTTGAATAATAGTCAATAATTGAGTTTGCACAATAAGTTTTTACTAATTGACTTACAGAACTAATAAGAGAAGTAATCCTCAAATCCTCCTTAGGAGTACTAATGCCTTCTGCGTCTTTATATTCTTGTAAAGTAGTTAAATTAGCCATAAGTCAAGTAGTAAAAACTCTGGGGGAGTTTCCTCCCCCAGCAGTTTCATTCTATATTACTGGTATACCCAGCGGATAGAAGGTTTGTTGGAGCCCGCGTTAGCAAACAGCTCGTTGAAGCCCAGAGACTGAGAAGCAACGATTACGTTCTGCTGATCTTTAACACTGTACTCAGTTTCGATGTTAACACCCTTCAGGCGAGGAATAACGTAGTTATTCATGTTAACAGCCAGAGCTGCAGTAGTAGTAGGTGCACCAGAGCTGCTCAGGTTATAAGCCAGCTGGTCGGTAGCGATTACCGGAGAGCCGTAGACAGAGCCTACAACACCAGTACGCTTGGCGGCCAGATCGTTACCAACTTCGTTTACGTCTGTGAAGCCAGTGGCGTCAATCAGCTCGTAGTATACGTCGGTCGGTACAACGAAAGCAACCTGGCTGGGATCCAGACCATACTTGCCCATTTCCTTACGCATGGCAAGGAGGTCGCCCGGAGTAACTTCACCAGAGCCAGAGGCATCCAGAGCAGTAAGGGCAGAGGCAGTAGCGTAGCCAGAACCATTGTCAGTACCAGAAGCACCAACAAGGCCGTTAGCGAAAGCACCGCTGTTACCCAGAAGGATGGCGTTGTCAATGGCAATCGCATGAGCGCGAGCCAGAGCAGAAGTAACCATCGGCAGAACAGAAATAACAATCTGCTCATCGGTATCATTAGAAATGAAAGTACCGGAGATCAGACGATGAGCCTGCAGAATAACCTGGGATACGGTGTAGTTGTTGTCACCGGCATCGCTCAGCTGGTTAGAAGAGGCGGTAATACCGGCAGCGCTCCAAGAAGCGGCACCAGAATCCGGGGCCAACGGCAGTACAGTGGCACCAGAAGAAACCTGAATTTCGCGGAACAGAGGAGCAATCTTCTGAGCCTGACGAACTTCTTCTTCGAACTGCTGGGAAACGATTACGTCGATACCAGCGGCAGTAGTGGAGGTATAATCAACACCAGCCTTTTCAAGAATCTCTTTACCATAGTTAGTATCGAAACCTTTACCAGTGATCTTACCCAGAATGTGGGCAGACAGAAGATCTTTGGAGTAAGTCTTCAGTTCAGTTTTGCTGCGACCAGAAAAGTCACGCTTGCTGTTACGCATAGCTTCCAGTTCAGCGGCTTTTTCAGCCAGGTCTGCTTTGTACTTCTCAAGAATTTCAGCAGTCTGAGCTTTTTCAGTTTCCATTTCTTTGCGGATGTCTTCCATGAGCTTTTCAGCACCACTTTCAACACCTACACGAACGGCTTCCTGGGCTTCAGCAGCTTTTGCTTCAGCTTCTTCACGAGCAGCTTTCTCAGCTGCTTTCTGCTCGGCCTGCTTCATGGCGATAGTAGTGGCAGTTTCCTCCGCTACTTTCTTAGCAAAAGCTTCCAAGTCGATTTCCGGAGTTTTATTTTCTTCGGACATTTGTATCTCCTCTTGTGCGGATTTAGTTTCCGCCTTTTCC